GCAACCGTCTCCGCGCAACAAACCGTTGTTTAGCTCCGGCCACAGCTCTAGAGAATGCACAGCGCCGAGAATGTTCCACGCCGCGTGACCCAAATGATCCTCCGACCGATCCCCGCCAAGAAACTCGTAAATATGCTTGATGGCGTGGTTGAGCAGATCCGGCACGGGCATGCCGTTTTCCCAGTTACATGCGCCGCGCCGCTCTGCGCCCTCTGCGTACGTCCGGGCCAGCGCCTTGAGCCCAATCGGCGAGATCAGGTCATAGCGCACGGTTTCACAATCGCCAGAGCGCACCGCGCCGGTGTCATACGTCTTGTCGCGGCTCATCAGAAAACTCCGGATTGAATAAGAAATAAAACCGCGGCGAATCAAGACGAAGCATTGTGCCGCGTTTGCCGGTGTCGCGATTTGTTACGACGACGTACGGCGAAGAAATCTCGTCGCTGACGTCAAATTCGGCGCGAAGCTCGTCTTCGTTCCACACGCGCGGATAAATCGCTTCTAACGCCGCGCGCGCTTCACCTGACTCGAGTCGGCCGTATTGATTGTCGAGGATGGCGGCCAAGGTGTCATTGCAAGATGTAATGTAAACCTCGGTCGTCAACGGCGGAATTGGTTTAGCCATTCGGTTGCCCAGCAGACTGCGTGGCGTTGAGCTGCTCAAGTTGCTGCGTGCGCGCTGTGATTTGCGTAGCCAGCTCACTCGCGTACCGATCGATTGACTGCATCTGCTGCATCAAGTCGCGATTGATTTCTGTCGAAAACGCGGTGAGGCGGGTCAACATCAGCATCAAGCTGCCGGTGTACGGCGGCTGCGGGTTGCGCAGGCGCAAAAAGCCTGCGGGTACGTTTTCGACTTGCAGACTCCAAACAGGAATGACCGCTAGCGCATGCAACTCAGGAATGGCTGTCATCGCCGCCGCGCAAAACTCGTCGGCGCGTTTAGCCATTTCTGCGTCAAAAGCAATTCGCGCGGGCTGGCCATCAGTTGGTTGTGTGTCCAAGAGCGCTTCCTTGTGGGGGTTTGTGCCGCATGTGTGGCGGCAAGAACTGGTCTAACAAGTTGACGAGCCTTGTGGCGGCCAGACCGTACACCACAAGACGAACGATTGCGTCGATCGTAGCGCCGCCCAACGGGCTTGCCAAGAGGACGACAAGCAGCCAAAAAGGCACGTGATACGACTGGCAAAACGGGCAGCCGAGCAATTCAAGTACTCGGCCTTTGAGCGTTTCGGGCTCAGTGACGTCTTGGATTGCCTGCAGTTTTGCCCGTGTTGTGGCAAAGATGCTGCCTTTGTTCCATACTTCAATGATCGCGCCCGACGCAAAGACAACAGCCAGAAAATCAGCGAGCTGTGACGGCATCAGCGTTTTCGCGCTGAGTTATTGCTTGCGCGCTCCATGCTGTTTGTAATTCGTAATGCCACGTAAACGGCGACGACGATGCCTACGATGTCCGAAACGCGAAAGACATTGGCGAACCAACCAAACGCGGTCATAATCAACATTCCGCCGCCGACTACGACAAAAAGACCGGAGTAATCTTGTTTCTTGCTCAAGGTGCAGTTGAATCTCCGTGCGGCCAAACATGCGTTAGACCGTCTTTAGGTTTACAGGTTTCGTCTAGCAACACAGGCGACGGGAGCGGCGCCGCCAATTTGAGGTTGTTTACCGCGTGGTCTGGCAAGTAGATCTGCGGACCAGGCCCGCGGAGCGTAGTCCGCAGATTTGGTTGACGGCGTTCCTGATAAAGCCGCGCGCTGTGACCGACAGTAGCCATTTGTTGTTCCTTGTAAGGCGCCAAACCGAGCCACCGTTGAGTATACTCGGCCGGGCGCGATGACTATCAGAACATTGCGTCGATCGCTTTAAAGAGCGCAACGACGCAATTAGCCAGCTTCACTACAGCGGCCCAAACAACCCCGGCAAGATCGTGCACGCCGTTCTCAAGCCACTGTAGTTCTGGCTCAGGCGTGTGACGATCGTTATCGTAATACTGTGACATATGGCACCATTGATAGATGAGCGGGCGGTGACTCCGCTGGAATCTGAAACCAACAACACGCCGATCACGACAAACGCCAACATCAAGGCGATGCTGGAAGATCTGTCGCAAATCGACGTGAAGAGACGTGAAGACGTTGAGTCGCGCTCGGCGATTCTACGGCAATTGGCTGAGCGTAAGGCGTTTCCGTCGCTCGAGCCAATTTTACCGCTCGTACTTAATTTGAACGGGCGCCCATATGAAATCCGCGACCATTACTGTTTTTCGCCGCTATTTCGGCTACTCATGCCGAAGAACCTGGTGTTGAAGACAGGCCGGCAGGTTTCAAAAAGTACGTCGCTGTCGTCGCACGGCGTTGTGGTGTCGAACTGTATTCCGTTTTTTAAGACACTGTACGTTACGCCGCTGTACGAGCAGATCCGGCGCTTCTCGAACAACTACGTGCGCCGGTTTATCGATGAGTCCCCGGTCAAAGCGCTCTGGACCGGGACAGACACCGAGAACAACGTGCTGCAGCGAAGCTTCAAGAACAAAAGCGTGATGCTGTTCTCGTTCGCGCTGCTCGATGCAGACCGCGTGCGTGGCGTGTCGAGTGATCAGGTGTGTCTTGACGAAATTCAAGACTTGGACCCCGATCACATTCCGATCATTCAAGAAACGATGTCTTACTCGCGGTATGCCCTAACTCGAATGGCGGGGACGCCAAAATCTCTCGACAATCCCCTGGAAGGATCGTATAGGCGCAGCTCTGCCGCGGAGTGGTTTATTCCGTGCCAGTCGTGTCGGCATTGGAACATCCCGTCGCTAGACCACGACCTCGACAAGATGATAGGGCCATACAACATTCACATCAGCGAGAAGTACCCTGGAACTGTTTGCGCCAAATGCCAAAAGCCGATCAATCCTCGGCACGGGCGCTGGGTACATCGACACCCCGACCGCCGGTGGGTGTTTTCGGGCTACCACGTTCCACAGTTGTTACTACCACTGCATTTTGCTGATCCTGAAAAGTGGAGCACCTTGTTGATGAAGCGCGAAGGCTGGGGCAACATGACCCAGGCGCAGTTCTACAACGAGGTGATGGGCGAAAGTATCGACGCCGGGCAGAAACTAATCTCGGAGACAGATCTGCGGGCGGCGTGTGTACTGCCGTGGAAAAACAAGAAAGAACCTGACTCGGCGTGCTTCGAGAATTTGGACGAATACAAACACCGAATGATGGCGATCGACTGGGGTGGCGGCGGCGAAGACGGCATCTCATTTACCGTAATTGCAGCGCTCGGGTTTCGGCCCACTGGTTTGATTGACGTCCTGTGGGCCAAGAAGCTGCTCATCGGCGGCGATCACCTAGCAGAAGCGCGCGAGGTGATGAAATACAGCGAGCTGTTCAAATGCGACTTTTTGTCGCACGACTACACCGGCGCTGGAACAGTTCGTGAGACCGTGATGGTGCAAGCCGGCGCAAACCTCGACCGCGTAATGGCTATGCGGCTATGCAGGTCAGCCGCGCAAGACTTCATTGTCTACAAGCCGCCGACGGTGTTTAACCACCGCGCGTATTACAGTCTCGACAAGACCCGGTCGCTGCTTTACACCTGTCAAGCAATCAAGCTAAATCAGGTGCGGTTCTTCGAGTACGACTGGGAGAGCTTAGAGCAGCCGGGTTTGATCGCCGACTTCCTGGCGCTGACGGAGAACAAGACCGAGAGCCGCAGCGGCGGAGACATCTACACGATCACGCGCAACACGCTGCTGTCAGACGACTTTGCGCAGGCCGTGAACATTGGCTGCGCCGCACTCTGGCACATCAACGACGCTGTCCCGAACTTCGCAGAACTGGCCGGGGTAGCGAGGTTGAGTGCCAGAGTGGTTGAGGCTGAAACCCCCGACGATTGGCGCGACGACGACATGGGCAGCCGGTTCTTCGGCTCGCCATAGATATCAATCGTCGTGTTGATCTTCGATAGTTTTGACAACGTTGTCCCAGCTGTTGAGCACGGCTGATTCCCATATCCTGCGCGGAGTCCGCCGCACAACCCGGTCGTCGATAATGCGGGGTACGTACTTGCACTGTCGCGACGATTGGTCTTCGCTGTTCCGCCCCGCCGCCGCTACGCGCTGTTTCAAAATCTTTTTGACGTCTTTGCATTCGTCGCACGATTTTGCGATTGCGGTTTTGTAACCGCCGCACAGGCACGTGTGGTTGTCTTTGACCGGCGGCGCAGTAAGCGCGTGCAGGAATTTTCGGCGCCAGCGCCGCCATCGACGAAAGATGCGCACGTATCTGTCGGCGTGGCGGCTTAGCGCGCCGCTATTTTCCATAACAGCGCGCGCTTCAGGTGACGCATACGCCGCGCGGTAGTACGCCTCAGCTTGTTCTTCGTCTACCAGAGCGCGGCAAGCTGTGCACAAGTTTGCGCCAAAAGATTTGGCTCCGCCGCAGCGATCGCAGATATCGGCTCGTGTTTTGGCCACGGGTA